ATTGCTTTGTCCTCGTCCATTTCTATCTTGTCCCCGATTGAATAGGTTTTTCCACTAGCTTTTAAATTACTTAAAACTTTATAAGTCATATTTATTCACTAATGACGTATTCAACATAGAGTACAAGCTTTCCTGCGGTTAACAATTGTGTAGCAACAGTAGCGATAAGTTCTCTTTCTGCTGTTAATTTAATCCAAGAAGTTGCTCTAGCAGCTGCTTGAATAAGTGCAGTAACAGTCCCTCCGCCGTCCATCCAACTATTGGGAATACATTGATGCATTCCTGCGGCAAACATCGCTCTTCCATCAGAAATGGCAAGAGCAGACGATAAATCGTTTGCAGATTGAACTTTCAAGGCAATTGTTCCTGCGTCAGCACCAGCTGATGTGAATGTAGTGATTACATCAAACCAAGTTCTTGTAATAACAGCATTGTCAGGAAGATATACTCCTAATCCGTGAGCGGCAATAGTTTTGTTTGACACTCCAGAGCTATCGGTATCTGCTGTATCAAATGTAGCAACAGCTATCTTTGCAACTGTCAGTCCATCTTTCTTTACTATTACTCCTCTCTGAAAAAAAGTATCAATCCCTGATTTTCTCTGATAAAACTTTGAAAATACAGACATAATAATCTTCCCTCGAATTAAGCAACAGCGTTCTTAATGAAGTAAGCAGCATCTACTGTGATGATTTCTCTGGTATAATGGTCGTGAACTCTGACAAATGTTCCTTCTCTGTCTTTGTCATACCACTTGTCAGCTCTTCTCAGCTTATACTGGAAATGGTATCCAAAGCTGACTGCGTTCTTTGCTGGTCTCGGTGTGATATAAGCTAACCAAGCGTGCTTTCCCCAGATATAACCAATAGAATCCGCTATCCCTTCTACAGCAGTATTTCTTCCAGTTGCTCCGACAATAACTTTACTTACATCGAAGAGTTCGGCTAAAATATCTGTAGTGACTTTACCAAAGCCAGAATACTTTATTCTTTCTACGATATCGGGATGATGCTTTAACTGATTATAAGTCTTCTGTCCTAAAATCAAGGTATTAGCTGGAAGAAAAATCTTTGACCTAACGCTTTCAATTCCAGTTTCAATATCTCCAATAGGATCAGAGTTGTTATAATCACTCCATTGGTCTGTGGTTGCAAGAGTAATGTTGTTTGTTAGATTGGCTGTATCTGCCATATAAGCAGATAAATCATACTCCTTCTCAATCAGCAATCTCTCTGCCACATTTTCCGCTGCATCCATTTCTGGACTCAGTGGACTCTGGGCTTCCTCTTTCATCTCGTCAGCAACCATCTCCTTCAAGGCGTGGTCTTTGCTAACATAAGCGGTGGACTTCGAAAGTCCGTATCCAACTTCTCTAGCAGGACTACCTGGACCCCTCAAAGTAGGAACTTTCCTAAACTTTGATTTGTCGAACTTATAGTAATAACCAGTTTTGGTCTTTACCTTAACTACTGGGAATATCTCTTCAGCAATGTATTTGGCATTTTTGTAAGCTACCGAAACATTGGAAAGAATTGGGTCAAAACGAATGTCTTGTAATGCTGGTTTCATACTAAGATATGTTCGCCTGGAAGTGAGTAAGCAACATTTCGTGAATCTCATCGTCGGCAGTACTTGCCTCCAATGATATACCAATAACGAAGTCTAAATCAGCATCAGCTATCTCTCCTTTAGCATTGGAATCAGGGCAAATCAAACTCCCAACTACGATAGAAGAACCTCCGTGAGAAATATACTTGGTTGTCCCAATAACTCTCACGACAGCAGCTTCACCAATGTTAGGTTTGTTTTGAAGAACTCCGATTGCGTGGTCAGTGTTAGCACTTGTTAGGTTAACCGCATCAGCGGCATCCATCTTAACAATATAGTATTGCTTCAATCTTAAATCAGCAGTAGCTTTAAAAGTAATATCTAAAACTCCAATTTGTTGACTCATTTTTCAAGGTGAATTTTTAAATAGAATCGACTAACTTCTAATCCTTCCATCAAATTATATGCTCGTATCTATTCTAGGTTTTCGGCAATTTCAGGATTCTCAGCAGCAACTATTTCATAAGCTTGTCTTAATAGCAGCTTATCGTTGGCTTTCATCTTTTCGTCAACTAATAGCTGGAATCGTTCCGATGCTTTCACAGGAACTCCTGAATCTTTGCCTAGCTCTGAGAATAAACGAGCTTTCGGCAATCCTTTCATTATCTCCTTGAACACTTTTTGCTGGCTTTCATTTAGAGAAAGCAGAAAGTCTGCTACTCCTTTTGAAGCTTTTGGCAAGAGTGGTCCAGATTGATTGTGTTCACTAAATGTCATCGCCTGAACATAGCCTTCTGCTTTCTGCTTTTTCAGTTCTGTCATTGCTTTTACTCCTTCTTGAGCATTTCTTTCTAACATCTTTAATGCTGTTTCGCTCATTTGAATGACTTTTTCACTTGCTACATCAGGCTTATCTTTTGGTTCTTCTTTTGGTTTATCTTTTGGCTTATCCTTCGGTTCGTCTTTAGGTTTATCCTTCAGTTCATCTTTGGGTTTATCTTTTGGTTCGTCATTTGGCTCTACCAGAATACCCTTATATTCCTCTTTCTGCTCATCGGTCAAATCTTCTTTATGCTCTTTCAAAAAATCTTTTTCTTCATCAGTTAATGCTTCTACTTCTTTTGCTAAAATTTCTTCTATAGTCATTTTATTGTCCAACATAAGTTCTGAAAACACCGCAACCCCTTCTTGCTCCTTAAAATAAGGACGGTTTGTCAATGCTCCACCACTTAATACATTGGAATACTTTTTATGTGTTTCTGGGTCTTCGTATGTAGTAAAAAACTCTGGACTAAAATACTTATATGCTTTTGCTTTCAAAACTTCTTTCCCTTTTTCAGTCCACTCTACTACAGCCCAAAGACCTTCTCGACCTTTGTCAACCAATTTCTTAAACCAACCGATGGCAGGTTTCTCTTCCTGCTCTACGGAATGCCCTTCAGTAATTGGCAATTCCTTCCTAACTCCACTATTGAAGTTCTTAATGTATTCCTCTATCTCCTTACCTTCTGTTTTAATTGTTCCATATTCTGAGTGCTCACGAGTCCCAAAAGGCATTATCTTAATTTCTGTTAAGGGTTTTCCTTCTGCAAACTTAAAGTTACCTATGAAAACAGGAAACTCCATTCCTTTTATTATCGGCATTTCTTTTTTGGCAGCCTTCCTTGCTACCCATTTATCAGCTATCTTTTGAAACTTTACTTTAACTGCCGCCCAAGCAACAGCATTAGCTTTTTTCTCGTCTTTATGATATTGCTTCCACGCAGAGTTAAAGGTAGCAATCCAAATTGCTATCGCTTGCGTTGGTAATTTCTTAATTCTCTTTGGAGGTTTACTTAGAATGTATGGCATGTTATAACCTTCCCGTGCTTCTTAAATACTGTGCTGCTAAAGAATCCTTTTTAATAATCGGACTCCTCGGCAACTTCAAAACATTTATTGTATCAAATCCTTTTCTTATGCTCTCTGGAATTCCCTCAATGAGAGGCTTCTCTGTTTCTTCTTTCATTATCTCTACCCATATTCCTCTACAAGAAGAATGAAATCCATCGTTCTTTGTAAAAGGGTCATTCTTTTTGAATACTCTCCCATCTACTGAAAGACAATAATTGCAGGTAACATCATCTAAAATCTCGCTCCTTTGTAATGCATAAATATCATTATCATACTCAATAAAGCTTGCTCTCCTTCCCTGATTCAATGCTCCACCAACTGATATAGCCGAAGTATTGAATGCTGTATTGTTTATCTCTCTTTTAATTGCTTTGCTAATCTTCCCAAGCGTTTCTGTCATCGATTTGTTTTGTTGAAGTCCAAGCAATAAAGCGAGCTTTCCTGCCTTCATCAAATCATTTGCCATTACCCCTGTCAAGACATCTGCTTGCTTTGACATATTCTGCAAAGAAGAAGCTGGGCTTGCTGATGGTGTTTTCTTCATCTCGTGAGCCGCCATCGTCTTTCCATATTCAAATATCTCTTTTAATGTGTCTAATATAACTTTGTGATATTCTCCTTGATACTTAACTGACATTTTTTTTAGCCTTTCTCTTCTTTCTGTGCTACTTGGAGTCTCCATTACTATCTGCATTTGTCTTATAAGCTCACCACCTGTTTTGTCTAAGATTGTTTTTAATAGTTTTTTTAATTTGTTTTCTGCTTCGTTTAGTTTTTTCTCTATGTCAATAAAGTTTACTTTCTTTTCTGCAAAAGTCAACTGTCTCCAATATCTAAACTCACTTGCTATTTTTTTTTTAGGTTTTAATTCTTTTTCCTTCGGGGTCTCTTTTACTTTTCCTGTTTCTTCTTCTTCTGGCTTCTCTGGTAAGTCCATTATCTCTCTCAAGTAATCCTCAAGTTTCTCATCTGGCACAATCGCTCCCACTTGTGTTAATCCTTGCACAGCTTTAGATATCTTGTCAAAGTCAATAGTTCCTATTCTTGAGAATTCCAGAGTAGGATATTTCTCAACTGTGTAATTCAAATCCACTAACTGCTTAATAGCATACTTGTTCATTATGTCCTTAATTTGCCGAGCCGTCGCTGTCAGGTTATTGTGAAAAGTAGATGATTGGTCAACGCTTAAAGCTCGTGAACCAGTTGATCCAGAACCTAAGTCCAAAAACTGAGCAAGCACACTAATTAAAATTTCTCTGTTGTATCTCTTAATACTGGAATCAGGGTCTCTTAATGTTTTTGCTTTCATATCCTTAAATTCTATTTCCCATCCTTCTGGCTGCAAGAGATATTCTTGTTCATTTGCTCTTATGTTTTTTAAAAGATTCTTAGCAATAGCCTTGTCCCCATCGCTGGCGTTCTGCGGCAACACAGCATAGGGAATCCCCAATCCCTGTCTCTCGAAAACCATTGCGTTTATTTTTTCTATGTGTTCTTTAAAATACCAAGGACGGTAAGCACTTCTTAGAACAGAAATACCTGTCCAGTTGTCTCCTTCTTTGTTGTGTGTAAATATCAAAAGTTTTTCTATCGGGATTGACACCGTCTTTCCTATTGTAATTTGAGTAACACCATCTTGTCCATCTTCTGTTTGCCACTTGAATATCGTGCTTGGCAATCGTGGAGCAAACTTCTTCCATCCTATCATCTGCTTGTTCTCAAAATCTATTGATGTAAAAACTTTCTCAAAGACCATAAAACCAAAAGTCAGCATCAATAATGCTTGTCTTAAAAAGTCATCCCAAGTAATGGTCATCTGATTAAAAAGATTTTCTGAAACAAAGTCAGCTACTTCTTGGTCTTGCTTATCTTCTGACACTGGCTCTACATACCACTCTGCTGCTCTGATAGGAAGCTGGCAAGCTAACAGAGCGGCCTTCACTACCCCGTCTGACTTCCGCATCTTATCGTAAGTAGCAATAGCTTTAGTCCCAATCAGTTCAGGAACATAATCCTCTTCACTGATAAAGCCGCCAAACATTGTGGTCCCTGTAGATCCAAGCTCTACATTCTTTTTTACATCAGACGCCTTTTTTAGATTATTAAAAATTATTTCTCTGCCAAAAAGCTTCAT